ATTGACAAAGAGCGTTTGTTTCAAGGTGCCAAGGGTACATACCTTGACCTGACTACATTCATTGATACTTCCGAGCAAGACCAGTACGAGAACAATGGCTTTGTATCACAGGCAACCTCATCTGAGGAACGTGAGCAGGGCGTTAAGACCCCTATCCTCGGTAATGTTAAGGTGTTCTTCACTGATGGTGAGGCTGCTCCAGCTAAGTCTGCTGCTGCTCCTGCCATTGATGAAGACATTCCGTTCTAGTGGAGTTGATTAGTATGGCCGCCTGCGTGATTATAGTGGGCGGCCTTATTACTGGCATTGTTCTGTTTACTATAGACGAACAGGCTGAGTGGAATAAGCGTAGAGCTAACAGGAAAGATGATGAGTAATGATTTAGAAAAAAAGATTATTCAGTGGCACAAAGATCGTAACCTGATCGAAGGTTCTACAGATGCTGCACAGTTCACCAAGCTGCTAGAAGAAGTGGATGAGCTGGGTGTAAACATTGTAATGAGCCAGCCAGTCATTGATGACATTGGTGACATCATTGTAGTCCTGATTAACATCGCAGAGCGCAACGGGCTTACTCTCTGGGAGTGTATGTACCATGCCTATAATGATATTAAATATCGCAAGGGTAAGATGGTAGATGGAATCTTCGTAAAGGAAGCCTGAAGACGATTGATATACCATTACTGATATAGAATCCATGAATATGTATCATTATATATCATCAACGATAGCGAGTATAATCGGCCCCTCTACAGACTACTGGGGTTACATCGTGACAATCGCAATCATAGTTGTAGTAGTTGGCTTAGCCGCTATTGCATACCAAGACATGGCCTCCTAACGGGGGCTTTTTTAATGGAGTAGATTATGAAGCACATGGTAATCCCTGACACGCAAGTGAAACCTGGCAGTAACCTAGATCATTTGAAGTGGGCAGGACAGTACGCAGTAGAGAAGAAGCCAGATGTTATTGTTCACATCGGAGATCACTGGGATATGCCTAGCCTTTCTAGCTGGGATGTAGGCAAGAAGTCCTTTGAAGGTCGTCGATATGTACATGATGTCAACTCAGGCATTGATGGTATGAGAGCATTCCTCGATCCTATCCGCGAAGAACAGAAAAGACTGGTACGCAATAAGGACAAGAGATGGAACCCTCGCATGGTCTTTTGTCTGGGCAACCACGAACAACGCATACAGAGAGCAATCGAGTCAGACGCTAAACTAGAAGGTCTCATAGGCTATGATGATCTTATGCTAGAAGAGATGGGCTGGGAAGTACATGGATTCTTGGATGTCGTAGTGATTGACGGTATAGCTTACTCGCATTACTTCACCAGTGGTATCATGGGTAGGCCAGTCAGCAGTGCCAAGCTGATGCTAACCAAGAAGCACATGAGTTGTGTGATGGGTCACGTTCAAGATAGAGATATAGCCTTTGCCAACAGAGCAGACATGAAGCCTATGATTGGATTGTTCGCAGGTATCTTCTACCAACACGATGAGGACTACCTGACAGCGCAGACCAACAGTAGCTGGCGTGGTGTGTGGATGTTACATGAAGTCAATGATGGGCAGTGTGATGAGATGCCTGTGTCACTTAACTATTTGAGGAAGAAGTATGAGCTATCTGAATAAGCAGGAAGGTGGCAGCCACTATATGCAGGAGATACAGCCAATCGAGTACACCTACAAGAATAAGCTGGGCTTTATTGAGGGTAACGTCATCAAGTACATCACACGCCATCGCGAAAAGAATGGTGCTGAGGATATACGGAAGGTCATACACTACTGTGAGCTGCTGTTAGAGCTGGAATACAACGAGAAATAAATACCTGAATATGCTATAATCGGGGTATGAAAAAAGATACCAAGAAATCTAGTTTACTATCCCGAATCGGAGTCTCTGGCTACAACAAGCCTAAGAGAACACCCAAACACGCCACCAAATCTCACGTTGTGGTCGCCAAGGAAGGTGATAAGGTTAAGACTATACGCTTTGGTCAGCAAGGTGTATCAGGTGCAGGATCATCCCCCCAAACAGACAAGCAGAAAGCTCGTCGCAAATCATTCAAAGCTCGTCATGCTAAGAACATCGCCAAGGGTAAGATGTCTGCTGCGTACTGGGCTAACAAGAGTAAATGGTAATGCCAGGTAAAAAAGAAGTAGATGAAAAAGTTAAGAAGTTTCATAGCGAATATAAAAATAACCCTTACTTTAAATACCATGTTTCATTCTCAGAAAATATTTCTGCTAGTGATGCAAAAGCTATGGGCTATGACAAAGAACAAATAAAACTTTTTAATAATGCAGTTTCTTACGGCTCATCACTCAAAGGCGATAGCAAAACTCTTAGTGAAGATATTGCTGATGAACTGGAAAAAGCAGGGCTAGGAACTGGAGAAGTTAAAACAGAAAATGGAACCTCACTGATTGAGGCTATACCGCAAGAAAAGAAAAAGAAAAAACAAAAGAGTCTAATTCCATGAAAGGTCTATACGCAAACATCCATGCCAAACGTAAGCGCATCAAAGCAGGTAGCTCTGAGAAGATGAGAAAGCCTGAAGCCAAGGGTGCGCCCACAGCTAAGGCATTTAAAGAATCTAAGAAGACCAGCAAGAGTTTACTAAGTTAAGGATTTGGGTAGCCTAGCGCCTTATATCCGGACAAATGTAAACTAATATGTCCAGATAACCTGTACAGTATCGCGTACGTCTACATGGATAAAGTTCTTGGCAATACCTATGCCATTGAATCCCATCTTCATAGCTTCCTTCACAATCACATAACCTTCTGAGCCGCTGTTGATCTGAATGTCAGCAGCAATACCCCTAGCATGAGTGCCAGGTCTAGTCTTACGAGCTTCGATTGAGTGAGAGGGATCACGGTATCCACTGGTAATCTTGAAGGGGAATCCACACTGGTGACGCAGATGGTCTAGCTTCTCTAGGAAGAAAGGGTTCATCTCGTTAGTGCCAGTCTCCTGACAATCAAACTCTTTGATGTCGAAGTATTGCATCTGCATTAGTGAACCTCATAGTCAGCAGTAAAGTAGGCATTGATTAACTCTGCCTTAGCAACTTCCATACTGTATAGGATGTCAGGGTCTTCCAAGTTACTAACGATCTGTATCTGTTCGTCGTTCACACCTATGACTATAAGAGTCTCGTACTCTTCACACAGCGCTGCAAGGTCTGGCCTTAGCTTAACTACATCACCCATCTTTTCTCATCCTTTCAACAGTTCTCATTGTACCTAACCCCAGCATACCCATCAGTACAGGAAGCATAACCGCTGTATCTGCTTGAGGTATTGTAACACCGAAGGCTGCTGCGAGGGGAGAGATCAGGAAGTTTACTGCGAACCCTGCAACACACACCCAACCTGTAGCTGGTCTCCATCCTGCTTGGAACCAGTTGCCTCCTGCTTCTGCTTTGTTGACTTCAATCTGAGCCAGTGCGATTTCCTGCGCGTGGCGTTCAGACATTGTTGCAATCTCATGGGCGATCTTCTGCTTGGTGTCCGCATCTGGTATCCACTTGTCGAGGAGTTTAGTAACAGGTTTTATAAGCAGGTCAATCATTACTTTCCCCTAAAGCCTTGAACAGTATCTGACTCCCAAATGCGTAAACCTAACCAGATAATAGTAAAGATTGAAGCTACAGGTGGAAGCCAGGCTGCCATTGCTAGTACGCCAGTTGATGCTGCTGCTATATCCATTACTTCTTTAGTTTCCTCGACCATGATGCCAATCCCTTAAATGATTTGTTCGACTACTACTTTAGTTAATCCACACGCATCCAGAGCTGCCTGGAAGTCATTACCAATAACCACATAGTATGGAGATACATTATTAATTAAAGCCGTTAGCTGTTCACTCTGGAACGCTCCTGAGCTTGCCCAATACTTGCTAATCCCTTTTTTTAATTCAATATCAAAGAACCCCTCACCTCTAGTAGAGATGTGTTCAGCTTCGTCGTCAGTAGCAGGAACATAGTACAGGTCGTTAATTACTTTTTGTGCTGCTTTCTTCTTGGCGTTTGTTACTATTACTGTGCTAAATATGTTCATAAACTAATTCCTGTTTTCTTGGCTACATAAGACTCAGTGGACGCTATCTCTTTGTCAGTGGACTCAGCTGCTCTTAGGATGCATGAGTATAGGTTGCCTGCTAGGTGGTAAGCAGTTAAAGGGTAACTTGCAAAAAAGCCTATCTGACCACCTATAGCTCGTTGGTCGTAGGTCGTATCAGAGTATTCTTGAATGCCATCTACTCTCATCTTCGCGTTATCTTCTACTAAGTCATATGTTAACACTTTAAGAGCATTAGCATCAGTAGCAAATCCTGACCACGCTCCATCATAGTAACCAACCTGATTTGTTCCAGAAGAGCTAGCTCCAAATATAGTTCTTCCTGTCTGTATGTCTATTAGGGACTTGAGGTCGCTGCTTTCAGCATTAGTAGCACTATAACCAAACCAAGCAGTGATAGGCGTATTGGGAGACGTTAATCCAGTGAGAGACATACCGTCATCAGCACCATCAAACTTCAAATAGTTAAGAGAGTTAGCACCAAAGGGTTCAGTAATGTCATAGCGTAAGTCATCAGTAACGTGTTGATACTGAGTAGCTGTTGAGCCTAGTTCTAACTGTGCGCCCCAAGCATAGATATAATTACTTGGATTACCTTCATAAGAAAATACTCTTGAAGATGTTTTTAATGGCACAAGAGCCGTAAGGCCTCCACTTCCGCCTGAAGTAGCTGTAACAGTTGTTGTTATAGAACATCTGTACCACCCTTCACCTACCGACTGAATAGCAGCCGCTGTGGCAGTGCCTTTAGAGCCTATAGTTCCATCAGACAAATCGAAGTTCGCCCACGTCTGAGAGCCAAAAGCTGCCGTAGTACCTAGTAGCTGAACAATGTTGTTTGTTCCTGCCTTAGCATATACACTTTGTGTGTATGTCTCTCCTAAAGTAAAGGTAAAGCCTGTTTGGAGTATATAATGAGGCGTGGTTGCAGCGTTTTCGTTGACTTTATAACCAGTATTCGTACCGTCTGGAGCAGCGATTTGGTTTGCAGTAACTGTAGCATTGCTTTTACTCCAATCATCAAACTCTTGAGTATAACTAAGCAGGTTACGGATACCACCTTCAGGGTGTCTGGCTAGTACAGGACGATTTACAGAGGTAGTCTGTATAGCATGGTTGCCTAGGACTTCTTCGACTGATACGTTGTCTACAGTGCCTGTAAAACCACTTTGGCCTCTTAGCATAAAACTGGAGTTAGTAGCGTTGGCTCTCAGGAAAAAAGTATAAGTACCGGCCGTATCAAAAGCCACACTGTCTACAGCAGGAGTTCCACCAAATCGACCAAGAACAGTACCTTGACTTATGGACACTATAGTAAAAGTTACTGAATATACTTTGTTTTCTTCAAGCGCAACTCCGTTTTGTCTGAGGTTTTGACTTGTTACGTCATCTGCAACAGCTACACCACCGGCAATACTCCAACCTGTTCCTTTAGTCCAATCACTATCAGCAGCAAAGTCACCGTTAGTAATTACCTCAGAGCCTAGCTTTAAGCCTTGAGACTTATCAAGCATGGTTCCAACAGGTTGACCAATAACAGCAGGTGCTGCTGATGTATCATCTTGGAACATTGTAGTTAAATCGGAAGGGTCATACCACACACCCTGCTCACCACTAGAAAATAAAGAGGAAGGACTAAACCTGCTTCCTCCAGCCATTCGTTTAAATAATGTAGCGCCAATGCCAATCATTTAAGACACCAGTGCGTGTATGCCTGTTGCAGTAGTACCAGTAGCAAATACTTGTTGGCATGAGCAAACTAAGTAGAAGTTATCTGGAACAGTTACTGTACGGTCTTCACCGCGAGCAGTCTTAAACTTAACAGCACCGCCAACAGTGATGTACAGGCCAATAGCTACAACGCCATCAGCAAAGATAGCGCCATCGCTTGGAGTGACTGGCTGCATATCTACTACTGCGCCTGTGAGGTTTGAGCCTACGCCCTTAAATGGATTTGCTGTTGTTGTCATGATTTTGTTTCCTGTTTAATTAGGTTGATTATATCAAAAATTGGTTAAAAATTATACAGCTAGTCGAACAAATCCCCGACAGTTTCACCTGGCCCAAACCAGAATCCGCGACCAACTTCTTTCTGCTCTCTTCTGCGAATGCTATTAATAGTTTTTTGGTAATTAGGGTCTACTGAAAGAATTGCTTGATCCATCATAGAATTAAATATAATGTCAGTCTGCCAAGTTCCTGGAGTTATGTACTTTGTGTACTTAGCAATATCGCCTAGAACATTCATCTCTTCGCCAGCAATAGCTTCGTGAATATTGCCAAGAGTTAAATCAAAAGTTCTGTTAAAGAACTGCGCTCCTGGGCCTACTACAGATTCTATTGGAGAGTTACCGTAAGCACCTGGGTCAGACAGAGTGTAGTCACCAAGAAGCCCAATAGAACCACCCATTAATAATGCCTTTTTCCAAAACTCTCCATTCATTTCTTGAGGCTCTTTACCTTTTGCTAGGTCTTTTGCGTGAATTGCTACACCGCCCATCATAGTTGTAGCTAATCCAAGCGCCCCAAGGTAAGCAACCTTTCCGCCCATAGTGCCTTCCTGCATTCCCCTGTTCCAGTGAGTCATCATTATTGTTACTGGATGAGATTTGGCAAATGCTATTTGGCGTAATGCTTGACCCTCAACTGTTGCTCTTTGTGTGCCAGCAGTGATTACTGCCCGCTCTCTAACACCTGGAGTTGGAACAGCAAAGTCAGTCTCAGTTAAAACCATAGCGTGAAACTTCATGCTTTTGTCTTTAGTGAAGTCAGCAAACTTAACTCCATCTTGATCCATAGTCTTTGTAGACCTGAAAGCATTCCAGTCATCAGTAGTAATCCCATAATTTTGGAATTGTTCTTTTAATGAAATAGGAAGATCGTCAAATTGCTTATTAAAGTTTCTAGCAATATGAGCAGATGACTCCATACCAAATGCTTTTCTTACTCTATTAGTCCAAGGCTCTAGCCCTGAGAACCTCATAGTTGCTTCAGCAATCTTAGCGTCAACACCAACACCAAAAGTGTCTGCTATTCTGTTAGTAGAATGCTGCCTTCCCATCCATGATTGAGTAACAATACCAATTTGTGCGGCAAACAATCGCCCTTCTTCACCATCCATAGCGGCAACTCTAGCCATTACAGCCAAAGGATTCATGCCATTATAAGCAGCGGTTAAGCTGACTGTTGCAATATCAGTAAAAGAAGCTAGTAATGCAGCAGGATAATAAGCGCCTACCATGATGTTACGCACACCACTACCAACATCAGCCAGTGTCGTAAGCTCTCCACCATTAATCTCACCAGAAGCTACCTTGTAATTAGATTCTAGCAATAGCTTTTCTTTACCAGTTAAAGGTTTGCCATTTTTTATAGCTGCTTTTTCTGCTTGAAACTTTAAGTTATCAAACATATTCCTGGGGTTAGTTCCCAACAACTGAAGCAAAGCAGTATCATTCGCCATGTTCTGAAAGTGGTCTGTAATGGTGCTAAAGATGTCTCCCTTGCCGTAATCTTTATTGTATTGCAGCCATGAGTCAGCATCTTTAAAGTGCAGTACACGCTTCTCTGAGCCTTTATTTGATAGCTTAATACCCATGCCTCTGGGTCTAGTTAATCCTTGAGCCTTATTAATGCCACCAGTTGTTATTGTTTGGTACACATATCTTAATGTTTCCTCAAATTGAACATCATTCATAATCTTGCCAGCATCATCTAGCATTTGAGAACGATCCATCATTGGCTTAACATATTCTACCCAAGTATCTTCTGTAGCATTTTTAATTCTTCTCATATCATGGTTTTGTGGAAGCCAGCCTTTAATCTTATTAGGAATGCTCCCGCCCATTGAATTAAATATTGCGTTTTGCTTTAACCGTACTGCCTCATAATCAGCAACAAACTTATTTATTTTTGGGTCGCTAGATTTAGCGCCAAATGTGCCACGGATAAAAGCATTGATTGCAGCTTTGTCTTGAGATAAACCTCCCATTCGAGTACGAAATGCAGACAGCCCATCAGCAAATTCAGCAGAAGCTCGACCGCTGTAAACCCTAGACCACAAATCAACATTAGCAGTGTTAGCAACACCCTTAGTATCTCGACCTAACAATGAGGCTAGGCCATGATAAGGCCCATCTGGATGAGCATTAATCTTTTCAATTGCCTGTGATAATCTAATAGCATCTACTGCCGCAGCTCGTTTCTTAGCTGTAGCTGTAGTAGCCATCTCCTCAATTAAAAGCTGAGGGTCTGAAGCAGCAAGTATTCTTTTACCCACATCAGGGGTAATCTTTTTTTCTGTTAAAGCCTGCTTAATACACTTTTCGTAACTAGCCAATTGAACACCTCATTATAGATTCCAAACCGTTTAACTCATCATCAGCCGCTTTAATTACATCGTCAGCATCAATTAATTCACCAGCTTCATTATATAACTTTTTCTCAGGCAGTCTGCTGTATTCAGCCATAATGTAGTCAAACTCTTTACCAATGCCGTCACGATCTAATGCAGCTCTTTCTAGGCTTGTAGTTTTAGCCCTAGGAGAATCAGGAACTGGAACTAACTCGTAATCACTAGGCTTAATGTTTGGCTTGCTGGCCTGAACCTGCCTATAAACCA